TACCTTAAAACACTAATCTCAGGAGTGCGAGAAGATGAACAAGTAGGCGCGGAAATTCCGCCACCAGAACCAGAGGTACGAGACGCCCCAACAAAAACACATATCCCAGTGGCCAATAACAACGTGCAGCTTGAGAGTAAAATAGAGACTATGGAAGACAAGGACACTAGGGAGTTGTGGAGCGGGGAAGAGAAAACAAATCTCATGCAAACACAAGACCCCGTAATCCAGCTGTTTCCCCACCAGCAGGCCAAAGATGAGGCGCTCTTTAAAATCACAATAAATGAGAGAATTAAATTGGCGAATCCTGAGACAAATTGCAAAGCTCTCAAAGAAACTCTCAACACTGGAAACTTGCTGTTTGAGGCTTACGCCAGTTTCATGAATGTACCGCGGGAAACTCAACCATTCGACAAAAGACTTTGGGCCCACTGCAGGCAACTTGCTCTACGCACATATCTCTCAAAACCAACGTCGAATTTGCAACAAGGAGCGCAGCGTCAAGATCCAGACTTCCCCGAGAACGCTATCGCGCTGTTCAATAAGTCACAATGGGTTAAGAAACTTGAAAAGGTTGGATGCAAATTTAAGGCGGGGCAAACTATATCAGCCTTCAAACAGTCAACTGTCCTACTCACAACCACCATGGCTCTGTACTTAAGGAAGAAGCGAGAAAGTCACCAGCCCGACAATATCTTTGTGATGTGCGAGAAGACGCCAGAACAATTCAATTCATTCGTTCTCACTAAATGGGATTTTACAAGGCCTAACTACACATCCGACTACACGCAGTATGACCAATCGCAAGACTCAGCGTTCCTTAATTTCGAATTAAGGAAAGCTAAACACTTTGGTCTGCCAGACGAAGTCGTGGACTTTTACGCATTCATCAAGACACATGCCAAAACATTCCTGGGGAATCTAGCAGTTATGAGGCTAAGTGGCGAAGGGCCTACTTTTGACGCGAATACAGAATGCAATATAGCATACGACGCCCTCAGATTTCAGCTTGATTCAACAGTGAATGCTTGCTACGCTGGGGATGACCTGGTGCGTGATAAAGCATGCGACGAGCGTCCGGGGTGGAAGTATGCAGAACCACTATTTTCACTAAAAGCGAAACCTCTAGTGACTAGCAAGCCAGATTTTTGCGGGTGGCGATTGACCA